CATCTCCTCCCACGCGACCCCGCCGGCGGCGCACGCGCTCGCGGAGATCGTCGCCCGTTTCGAGCTGATCGACCACGACGAAGCCGCCCGCGACCACGCCCTGAACCACTGGACCACCAAGTACGGCGAGACATACGACATGGTGGACATGCTCCGCCACGTCGGCAAGTACGTGGACCAGGTGCGCGCCGACCTGGACGCTGAACCGCACTCCGTCCTGCTCCTGGAGCAGCGGATGGCGACCGGGGTCCCCGGCGTGTGGGGGACCGGCGACGCGGTGGTGGTCTCACCTCGCGCCGTCCGCGTCCTCGACCTCAAGTACGGTCAGGGCGTGCCCGTGAACGCCGTCGGCAACCCGCAGCTCCGCCTCTACGGCCTGGGTGCCCTGCACGAGTTCGGGGACCTCCTGGGCACCGTCGAGGAAGTCAGCGTGACTGTCGTCCAGCCTCGCCTGGGGAGCGTGTCCTCCGAGACGCTCACCGTGAGCGAGCTGCTCGCCTGGCGCGACACCGTGGTGCTGCCCGGGGTCCAGAAGGTCGAGGACGGGTCGGACGAGTTCGGTCCTGGCGAGGCGGCTTGCCGCTGGTGCCCGGTCGCCGGGGAGTGCCGCGCCCGCCGCGACTTCCTGGTCGCCCGCGACTTCGGGGACCCCGGCCTCCTGGACGACGAGGAGGTGGGCGCGGAGTTGGAGCGCGTCGCACAGATCAGGCACTGGTGCGACGCACTGGAGGGCGTGGCCTTCGACCGCATCTATACCGAGGGCCGGACCATTCCCGGCTTCAAGGTTGTGGCGGGCCGGGGTCGTCGCGTCGTGACTGACCAGGCGGCGGCTATCCAGACGCTGATCGACAGCGGGTACCAGCCCGAGCAGGTGGCGGAGTTCAAGATTCTACCGCTTGGCAAGTTGGAGAAGCTGGTGGGCAAGTCTGACCTCCCCGACCTGATCGGGGACTACATCACCAAGAAGGAGGGCAAGCCCTCCCTGGTGGGGGATGCGGACCCGCGTCCGCCTCTCACAGCCGCCGCGAGCGCTGCGGCGGACTTCGGGTAGACAACCCGGAGACTAAGCGCTACACTATGGGGTGTGCCGGGGCCTTGAGCCTCGGCCCCGGCACGCTCACCGATTCACGATCTCACGAAAGAAGATGATTACAATGGCTAATCCCCGCAAGGTTGTCACCCGCGCCGATGAGAATATTCGCCTCGGATACGTTCACTTGCTGGAGCCTTACACGGCCTCCCCGGAGCAGGACCCGAAGTTCTCGTGCATGCTGATTATCCCGAAGACGGCGAAGCGCACGCTGGCGGCGATCAAGGCAGCGCAGCAGGCCGCGATTGAGGAGCAGAAGGCGAAGTTCGGTGGCAAGGTGCCGAAGAACCTGAAGTCCACCCTCCACGACGGCGACGAGGACGCAGACCTCGAGCGCAACCCGGAACTTGAGGGGTGCTACTACATGAACGTGTCGGCCAAGCGCCGCCCGGGTGTTGTGGACCGCGACCTGAACCCGATTCTGGACAGCACCGAGGTGTACTCGGGCATCTTCGCCCGCGTCTCGATGTCGGCCTACTGCTACAACACGAACGGCAATCGCGGCGTGACCTTCGGCCTGGAGAATGTTCAGAAGGTGCGCGACGGCGAGATGCTGGGTGGCGGCGCAAGCCGTGCGGAGGATGACTTCGACGTTCTGGAGGACGACGGGGACGACATCCTGTAACATAGGCCCTGATGGGTCCCGACCCCCTCACTACCTTCTTGGTCCTGGTGGTGAGGGGGTCTTTTCGTGCGCCCGGCTTGCACGTTAGCGCTTGGGTGTGCTATGCTGGTTCATGTCACCGCACGGGTGACCCCTGAACTGAAAGGACCAAGACCCATGCCCCGAACACACGGACTGCGTTCCACCTACGTCGCCGGGTGCCGCTGCGACCAGTGCCGCGCCGCCAACCGCGAGTACGGTCGCAAGAAGTCCCGCATCACCGACCTGACCCCCGCTCACCGGGAGGCGCAGCGCGCCGCCCAGAAGGCCAGCATGGAGGCTGCCACCCGCTCACACCGCCCCTGGGAGCAGTGGGAGGACGAGGTGGCCGGAGACTACTCCAGGTCGATCTCGGAGATCGCCGCCGACCTCGGTCGCACCGTCTCGTCGGTGCGCAACCGCCGCGCCATGAAGAAGCTGCGCGCCCGCTGGTATGCCGCCCGCGTCCTCGAGGGAGGCGAGCAACTGTGAAGAAGTACCAGATCGACTGGGTGCAGTTCGCCGCCGCCCTGATCACGATCAGTTGCCTGGTCGGTGCCATCGTCGCCATGTTCGCCATGCCGCGCCAGCCGTGGCCGGTCACCTTCCCGCTTCTGTGCGTCGCCGCCCTGGCCGGGTGCGTTGTCGACGCGCGCCTGGAGGACCACTGGCTGCAGGGCCTCTGGCGAGACCGGGAGGGCCGGAAATGAAGCAGCTCCAGATCGACTGGGCGCAGTTCATCCGCGCCCTGATCACCGTCGCCGCCATGGTGGTCGCCTTCCCTCTCCTGTGCGTCGCCTCCGTCGCCTTTGTGATCGCCCTCCTGCTCTCCCGCCTCGCCGCCATCGTCTCGGTGATCATTGACGAGCACACGGAGGCCCGCAGCCGGAAGGGGCAGAAATGACCACGCTCTACATCGACATTGAGACCTACAGCACCACCGACATCAAGCGCGGGGTCTACCGCTACAGCGAAGACCCGGAGTTTCTCGTCCTCATGGCCGCGTGGGCCATCGACGATGATCCCACACAGGTGGCTATCGGCCACGAGGAGATCGCCGCTATTCCCCACCTGCTCGATGGCTCCGACGTCGTTCGCGTCGCTCACAACGCGCAGTTCGAGCGCGTTTGCCTCTCCCGCCTCGCCGCCCTCCCGGTCGGCTCCTACCTCCCGCCTGAAGCCTGGGAGGACACGATGGCGCTCATGGCCGAGTGGGGATACCCGCAGTCCCTGGAGGAGGGCGCGAAGGCGCTCGGGGCCGAGCCGAAGGACGGCGCGGGTAAGGACCTGATTCGCTGGTTCTGCCAGCCCGCACGCAACGGCAAGCGCCGCCTGCCCGAGGACCACCCGGAGAAGTGGGCGGCCTTCGTGGAATACTGCCGCCAGGACGTGGACACGATGCGCGACATGCACAAGCGCCTCCTGGCGAAGCATGGGGCGTGGCCGACCGAGCAGGAGCGCCAGGTGTGGATCGCTGACCAGAAGGTCAACGACCGAGGCATTACCGTGGACCTGGAGCTGGCGGCGCACGCCGTCGAGGCCGCGAGCGCGAACACCGAGGAGGCCAAGGCCGAAGCCCGGGCGATCACCGGCCTGGAGAACCCAAACTCTCCCGCTCAGCTCCTCGCCTGGTTCGGTGGCCTCGTGCCGGACCTGAAGGCGGACACGGTGCGCGACGCGCTGGCGCGCGACGACCTGACCGCCGATCAGCGGCGCGTCCTGGAGCTGCGCCAGGGCATGGCACTGACCGCGCACAAGAAGTTCCAGGTGGCGCTGGATGCGGCCAGCCCGGACGGGCGGCTGCGCGGCGGCTTCAGGTTCTTCGGCGCGCACACCGGACGGTGGGCAGGCCGGGGCCTTCAGTTCCAGAACATGCCCAGGGATGGCTTCGCGTCGGAGGTGGAGCAGGACGCGGCTCTCCTGGACCTGCGTCTGGGCCTCGGGGCCGACCCGCACACGCTGAAGGCCCTCGTCCGTCCCATGCTCGTGGGGCCGTTCACCGTGTGCGACTATAGCGCGATTGAGGCGCGCGTGGTCGCCTGGTTGGCCGGGGAGTCGTGGGCGCTGGAGGCGTTCGCGGAGGGCCGGGACATCTACGTGGAGACGGCCAACCGTATGGGCGGCGGGATGGGCCGTAAGGAGGGCAAGGTGGCCGTCCTTGCCCTCGGTTATAACGGCGGCGTGGGGTCGTTGCGTGCTATGGGTGGCGACGCGCTGGGCGGTGAAGCCGTTCTCCAGCGGATCGTGGACCAATGGCGCGGCGCGAACAGGAACATTGTCCGTTTGTGGGGTCGCCTGGAGCGCGCGTTCTATTACGGTGGGCAGGCGGGGGATCGCCTGACTGTGGAGGCGGACGGGTCCGACCGTCTGGTGCGCCTCCCGTCCGGTCGCGCGGTGGTGTATCACCAGGTGCGCGCGGGGCGCGACGGTCGCCTGTCTTTCCAGGACCCGAAGCTGCGCTGGAGGACGGAGACCTACGGCGGGCGGCTGGTGGAGAATGTGACTCAGGCGGTGGCCCGCGACGTGCTGGGCACGGCCCTGGTTCGCCTCGTGGAGGAGGGCCACCTCGTGGTCGGCCACGTCCATGACGAGGTGATCGTGGAGTCGTCGCCGGAGTCGTCCCTGGAGGCCATTCGCCGGGTGTTGGTGACTCCCACGGAGTGGTCGGAGGGCCTGCCTCTGGCGGCGGCTGGCTACTCGTGTGGTCGATATCGGAAGGATTAGCGGGGTGTGGGGTGTATCACTAGCGTTTTGGTGATGCACCCCGCGCCGGGTGTGCTATACTGATTACGTCACCGAGAAACGGTGACCCGAACCGAAAGGACCAAGACAATGACCAACTTCCGCACCACCTGGGACCACACCAACCTCCACCTCGAGCACGTCACCGGCCACCCCGCCAAGCACTTCACCGGCGCGATCTTCGCCGAACGCTTCGAGGCCATCAGCCGGGGCCGCTTCTTCGTCGGCAACATCTCCGTCACCTTCACCAAGGGCACCGGCTACCGCCTCATCCTCAAAGCCGAGGACGGGAACCGCCTCCTCGAGGTCACCGAGAAGGACACGATCGGTTACGACCGCGCCCTGACCATCGTCTCCGAGTGGATGAACCACCCGGCCAACCGCGACCGCCTCCCCAAGGCGAACCGCTAACCCACACCAGGGAGGCCCCACCACCCGGCGGGGCCTCCCACCCGCCACCCCTGAAAGGACACCATCATGGCAAACAAGATCGAGATCCCCGTCAACGACAACACCGGAAAGCTCATCTACTGGACGCGAAACCACAAGCTCGGCCTGCCCGGCAAGTTCGGTCTCATCCCCGCCGAGAAGATCGACCAGATCAGCATCGACCACCGCACCGTCGAGGGCGCGCCCGGCTGGCAGATCATCCACGTGCTGGCCGAGGGCATCCTCTACGCCTACAGCATCTCCGAGGCCAGCCTGAGCGACCTCAACGCGATTCGCCTCCAGGTGCAGGGCGCGCGCGACATCGCCCGCATCAACCAGCAGCTCGGCAACTGATAGGACCAACGATCATGATCACCACCGACCAGCCCCAGGAAGTCCTGGACAAACTCAGGGACGCGCTCGAGGCCTTCGCCTTCACCTTCAACTCCGTCGTCATCCAGAAGGGCCACATCGTCCTCCCCACCGACGAGGTGACCGGCGAGTACCTCGCCAGCCTCCCGGTCGGCCTCGACACCTACGAGCGCGAGCGCGTCGCCGTCCGCCTGGACGACGTGTTCACCACCCACCGCGAGACGACCGCCGTCGTCCGTATCCCGATCAGCAACGATCACAACGGCAAGCTCATCACCTACGAGCTGAAGGCCCACGACGGCCACACGCGCGTGGAGTTTGCCCTTGCCATCCACCAGCGCGACGCTGAGACCAACTGAAGGAACCATCATCATGTCCGCACGAGAGATCGACATCCACGACCGCCGAAACCTGACCGACCTCATCCGCCGCGCCGCCTACGCGGAAACCGTCTACCTGGGGGCCGCCGTCCTCCACCAGGACATGAACGTCGGATACGCCGTCGCAAACATGTTCCCGGACCTCTGCGCCGTCGACCGGGGGATCATCGACGTGACCGTTAACGGGGCCGTCGAGCGGATCGCGCGGGAAGGCTCCGGCCTCGAGGAGACCCTGGTCTTTGACATCCCCGCCGACGAGAGCCACCACCGCGAGCCGCTCCTGGCCGTTGTCGAGCTGTACGGCTACGAGCCGCTGGCCCCGAGCATTAACAAGGGGTGCCGGACGCAGGTCCTCGTTCGCCTTACCCAGGCCAACCCGGACACGCCCGGCGTGAACGAGCAGACCGTTCAGGACATCGTGAACATGCTGAACGTCTCGGACAAGATGCGGGCGGGCATGTCCGCCTACACCCTCACCGGCAACGCACAGTCCATCCGCGAGAGCTTCTAGTCCGCGGACTCCGAAAACTGACCACCCGAAAGGAACCATCATGGACTACGGCAACAGCCCCCAGGACCTCCTCCTGCGCGTCGCCTCCGAGAAAGCCGCCGTCTACGGCATCTCCTGGCGTAAGCGCGGTGAGGCGTTCTCCATCGTCCCGAACGTCGCCAGGAAGGTCGACCGGCTGGGAGCGCCCGGCGCGGGAGACACCGAGCTGGACACGAGGATGGACCTCGTGAACTACCTCGCCCTGTACGTTGGCTGGACCTGGCGGAACATCGTCGGCTCCTACACCGCGCACGCCCCGGCCCTCGTCGCCCGCCCCGCCCGTATGGGCGACCTCGATTACGAGACGGGCGCGAACTACGACGTGGCAGCCGCCGCCCGGGTGATCGAGCGGTGCGCCGCTATCGTTAGGACCCCCCGCGTCACCTGCCCGGACGAGCAGCTTATCAAGCTGGTTCAGCTCACCCTCGAGGAGCTGTGCGACGAAGTGCTGAGCCGCGAGCGCAGCATGGACCGCAGCCTGGTGATCCTGAGCCGCCTCCTCGGGCATGCGTGGGAGCTATACCGCCGCGAGTGGGACATGGCTGTGGTATCGTAGCCGCCACACGAGACGAGGGCCCCCCCCACCCCCCGCTGGGGGGGGGGCCCCCCCGGCTGGCGTGCCACCGCC